TCTCTAACAGAATCTAAATAAGACAATAAAGGAAATGCTTGTTGGGAAATAGGTTGAGCTTGTAGTGGTTGCATAACTTGATTAGGTGGTTGTTTGGTTCTTACAACTCCACCAGGTCTAGTAGTTAAAAGGTCATCCATATTAACCATACCATCCATGATAGCTACTCTGTTATTATTTGTTAAATACATATTATCTAACAACTGTCTCATAACAGTAGATTTCATTAATTGAATATCCTCTACTAATTCTGCTATTGACCTACCATAAAATCTGTGTGGCATTGGAATAGGTGTTACTGAAACAAAAGGAACTCCATCACAAGGTTCGTTTGATAAAACTTTAAACCCATCATCACCTGCTGATATAACTTTTCTTAATTCTGCTATGCCATCTTGATCATAGTCATATTTAATATAAGACTCATAAACTAAAACTTTTTCTGTAGAACTGTCTGTTGCAATATTAGTTTGAAAATTACTAATGTTTTGATTTCTTATAATTTGATCTTGATTAAAAATATCGTTTTCCGTTCTAGGTAATAAATCCACTTCTTCTTGGGGAAAACCCATTTGAACTATATCTGATCTTGTCATTAAAACTTTGTGAGAAACAAAGTCAGCATCATCAATAGTTTTTGCTGTACGATTAATTAAAAATTCTTCAGGTGGTATAGACTCAATTTTTACTTTACCTGTTTTTGATATTCTTTTAATTTTACAATTATATAAAACAGGTTCAGGAAATACTACTTGAGAAATATCTAAACCTCTAGCTTCGGCTTCTGCCTTACCAAATTCAATTTGTTCTGCTGCTACTTCGTCTTCAATAATTTCTTCTTCTACAAGTTCAATATCATCTTTAGTATCTAGTAGAGCTTCTTTTTCAGCTAATGTTAAATTTTTATAAGTTTCATGTTCTACTGTTTCTGTCTCATCAAAGTAAACTTTTAAGAAACCATTTTTTTCTATTAGAGCATCTTTAAAAAAATTATATAATAATTTAAAACCTGGATTGTCTTTGTAAAAAACATGGTTTAAATAAGCGGTAGCTTGTTCGGCAATACCAACATCTTCACCAGTTACAGGTTCGCAACTTACGACCTTATCACTTGCTGTGAAAACTTTTAACAAACCTGGAAGCATAGACTCAATAGTGTCTGCTACGTCTGTAGAAACTACTTGTGATCTTCCGTCAATTTCAGTTCCCAATCTATCACCTAAATAATACTCTAAAGATTTTCTTCTTGATTCAGATAGTTCCCCACCTAAAAATCCTATTGCATTTTGAATTTGATTAGAAAGAATTGCTCTTAACTTTGGTTCTGAGAATTCAATGTTTTTTTTCTTTGCCATATTATATTATGTAATCTGTATTTACTTTTATTGGTTTTGACCAATCACTTCTTTCTATAGGCTCTATCACAGCTCCATACCTAAAGCTATCACAAAAATGAGATGCCCAGTTATGAGTCGGTTTATTTCTAAAGCAACTGTTTTTACTATCCCAACGCTTACTATAGCTTTTTAACGCTTCTACAAGTGTTTTGCAATTACTTTTATGAAAATAACATTTTGGAAGTAATCTTCTTGATTGTTCAATTCCATCTTCAATACTTAATTTTGGTGCAACCTCAAATTCTATGCCTAATTCTTTTGCTGTCTCCCATCTTGATTTGTTAGTTCCAATCTCCCTAACCCTTATATCATGCGGTGCTATATGCTTAGAATAGGTATAAGGTTTCTCATCTAGGACATTAGCATAATGTTCTAAACCCTCACTTGAGTTTTCATAGCAATCTATAATTCTAATTTCTTTATCTCTGCGTTGAGCAAAGGTTATAACTGTAGAGTCATTCATTCCTAGATCCCACCAGGTTTCCACATCTAAACTTAGGTCAATTTCAAAATTTTTTATACGATTGTTCTTTTCTAGTTCTTCCATTATTCCGCCATAATAAGAACCTGACACACCAGCTTGAAACGAACACTCAAATTCTTGTAAATATGAATCAGGCGACATTGTCAATTTTGCGGCATCTAATTCATCCTTTGGTATAATCTTTGTTTCACTTGCTTTGAATTTACAAGTAAACCAATCTTTATTTACTTTGGCTTTTTCATGTAAATCAAAAAACCAATTTCTTCCCATTGGCGTACCTATAAAAATAGCAAATCCTTTTCGGTCAGATAAGCAGGGTCGCAAAACAGCATCAAATAAATCAGGACTTATATTCTGAGTCTCATCTACTATTACTCCGTCAAAATATTGACCTCTAATTGCAGCACTATTTTCCGCACCTATAATTTGTATTCTTGAATTGTTTACGGAAAAATCTACCCTTAATTCTGACTCATTAAACTTAGTGCCAGGAACTGCTGCTGAAAATTGTTTCATGTAATCCCATGCTGTACTTTTTCCTTGAAGTCTGTAAGGCGAAAGAAAAGCATATCTAGGATAGGGTTTTTTATTAGTTAGTGCAGCTCTAATTAAATGATTTATTGCAAAGACAGTTTTACCACCTCTCCTATGAACTATGATTACGTTAAACCTGTTCACATCACATTTTTTATGTAAAAATTTTTGAATATCTCTTGGAGCATAGGGAATTACTATTTGTGGCATTAAAAAGTAAAATTCCTAATGTAAAGTTTGTTTTGGATTCTCATAAACCATTTCATCTAACATAGTTTCTTTTAAGTGATTAGAAAAATCTATTGCATCTTCTTCTGTTTCAAATCCATGAAAGCTAGAAATAACAACTGGTTTTCCAGTAACTTTATCCTCCATTATAAGGATCATTGTTTTTAATAAGAGATTATCCATTTTATACGTTTATACCTTCTATCGTTATTTTTCTACACCCACAACTCTAAAGTGGGGTATGCCGATTCAGAACCCCCACCCCTAGTGTTATACAAGTTAAACGACACAATTTTATTACAAGTGATAATAAATGTTATCAATAGTAAAACTTCTGATAATAAAAGGTTATAGCCGATTTTACCTTTTGTTCTTTTATTACTGTTGTATTTTTGCAACTGTTGCATAAAAGACACACCCTTTTTCTTGTATGTATATATTTCTTTTTGTTTGTGCAAGAAATACCAACTCTCTACATAAACATTGGCTTATTTAATCTTTTGAATCCCAACTAATGACTAAAGGAGATGCAGAATCACCTTTTATTGTAAGCTCAGCTTGTTTAGAATACCTTTTTGCACTTAATTTAGACGCTGACCATTGAGTATTAGCTACCAGGATCTTATAAATGTTAGTTAAGTTCTGTCCAGCTTTACCATCTATGTCACCTGACTCTATTTTAGCTTCTAACTCTTTTCTTTTATCTTCTAACTCACTTAATTTTACATCAACTGCTAATTCTTTTGATTTTACATATTTTGTCATTAAAGAATCCGAAAGCAGCAATTCTTTACGAAAAGATTGCCAAGTATATCCTTCTATTTCAGCAAACGTCTCTCTTAGAGTTTTTCCATCCGAAATTAACTCAAGAATCTCTGATTCTAACTTAGCATTTAATTTTCTTGGTCTTCCTGCCATATAATACTCCAAACATACCCTTTAAACGAACTGAGATAGGTGCTGAGCAAGGTAGAAAGGGAATTTAAGACCTTGCCCAGCGTTGTAGCTACAAAATATGCCTACAGAAGGGATCTATAGTGCATAAAATTCTATAACACACAATATATGGTTCTACCATTCAAAAATACCTTTTTTTTTGAAAATTAAATTGGTTGTGTTTGTAAATGGATTCTTTTTTAATATTTTCTTTTCCATCATGTCATTTAAAATTAGTTGAGCAGTATAAGCTGGAAATAATTTGTCTAAAACAATAATAACAAGAATATCTGATTTTAACATACCAGCATGATAGTCAGACCAAAGCTGATTGATTATTTCAATTTTTTCGACCTGGCTATAATCGTTATTTCGAATAGGTTGTAATGGTTTACCTTTAAAGAAGTATTGCAGAGAAGTGGGGGGAGTTCTCATTAACTTATCCCTTAAATCCTTTTAACTTCTTAAATCCTTTATTAGTATTATAAGAGCTAGTCTTACCCTTCTTAATGTTAAGCAAAATTTGGTTAGTGTCATACCCACCATTTGATAGGGGTAACACTTCTTTTTTAGGAACTCTTAGCTCATAGAGATTAGCAGAGGTTCTTCTGTGAACAATTAAATAGCCATTTTTAACAAGCTCTTTTTTGCACTTTTGTAATGTATTTAAAGAAATGCCCAATTTAGCTTTTAAGGTACTATTTCTTAGAGTCCTATATTTTTCAGACAACGATCTTATGTAAGTAAATAGCTGCTTACTATCATTACATAAATCATCATCCCAAATGATTTGATTAGGTACTATTGTAAAACCCCTTTTTGTCATATCCCTGCTAAACCCTATATGGCAAATTTTGGGTAATCACAAGCTGTATTTTAGGGGTTTGACATAGTGTACAAGTATGGTACAAATATAACTATGGAAACGAATCAAAATATAAAAACTTGTGGAATATGCTTTAGAGCAATTAAAGTGAAAAATGATAAAATTGCAGATCATGGTTTTAAAATGAGAGGTGGTAGAATGGGAACTTGTAGAGGTTCTAGAGAGCTTAGTTTTGAAATTACAAAAAAACCAGCACAAATATATTTATCAGAGTTGAGAAACACAAAAGTAAGAAATGAAGCAGAATATATAAACAAAAGAGTAGCTTATGGTTATGCAGATAAAAATGGTGTTAATATGCAAAATGCAAGACCTGACATTACTAGAAGACAAGGAGACGAAATAAGAGAAGCTGCAAACATACTAAATCATAATAGATATAAAAGTTCTTTGCTTCTTAAAAATTTAAAAAACTATAAAACAGTAGGAGAGCAAATATGATAATATACGGAAAAGCAATACACAGAAAACACACTAAAAGAGTAGCTATTATTGTGGCAATTTTTTTAGTATCAATATTAACAATAATAATAATATAAGGGGTCTAGCATGAAAATAAAAGATTGGGATATATTTAAAATGTTTAAAGGCAAGGCAAAAGAAGTAACTAAGGAAACTACTTTTGATGAAATGGAGAATGTTAATCCATTTGAACAGATAGCAGTTTTGCCAAATCATGTGGTTTCGTTTTTAGAAGAAAAAGCAAAAAGGAAAAAATGAAAGAATCAATATTAGACGTAATTATGGTCTTTTTAGTTTTAAGCTATTTAGTTTGGGTAATTTACACATTATGAAATTAGCTAAAACATTAAGACAAGAATATGAAAATCTTGAAACTGAAGTAAAGGAAAAATACAGTTTTGGGGATTATGCTTCTAATCCTACAAGCGTAAAAATTGAAATTGAAACAATTAAGAATATATGTATAGGCAAAAAAGAATATATACAAAGAATTAAACAAGGCAAAATGAAAAGTGGAATATGATACCAGTTAGATATAGTAGAAATTAATGGTTGGCTATACATGGTCTAGGGAGCTAGGAAGCAAGATAAAAGAATGCTGCCTGTGTACTGATGAAGGTTTAATTGAGGAGAATAAGAAAAGGTATTGTGCCGAACATTATAGTTTAAAAATATGGAAAAAACAGTTACAAAATGTAGATAAATATTTAACTCAAAGAGAACAAGCAGAACAAAGGGAATTTAATAATGAAGAAAAAGACGAATTTTAGAAACCTAATAGAATCTATAATTGATGTAGGTAGTGGTTTAATTTTAGCTATTATGATTCAGTTATATATATTTCCATTTTTTAATTTATACCCAACACTTTTAGACAGCTTTAATATAGCCATTATATTTACTGTAATATCTATGTTAAGGTCATGGACTTGGAGAACTATATTTAACAGATGATTCCTTTTCCTAAAAAGAAATATAATATCATATATGCAGACCCAGCTTGGCACTTTAAAACATATTCTAACAAAGGCGAAAAACGATCTGCTGTACAGCATTATAATTGTATGTCTATTAATGATATTTACGATTTACCTGTTAGCGATATTAGTGATAACAATGCTATCTTATTTATATGGGTTATCGACTCAATGCTTCCTGAAGCTTTGGAAGTTATTAAAAAATGGGGTTTTAAATATAAAACAGTAGCTTTTACTTGGGCAAAAAAAAACAAGAAATCAGATAGTTATTTTACAGGAATGGGTTATTACACTAGATGCAATCCTGAACAATGCTTACTAGCAACTAAAGGTAAGATAACAAGAGTATCTAAATCAGTAAGACAATTAATTATTAGTAAATTACAACAGCACAGTAAGAAACCTGATTGTGT